TCATTTTATCCATCACAATGTTGATTGGAAACAAAATGCTCAACGCGAAATAATTTGCATTCAATGATCCCTGTGTGATGATAACCCGCAGTGCATCCGATGATTGACGATGTTTGTAAAAATAATAGATGAGAATGAACATGTAAATTGGAATAAAAATCCCATACACCGTTTTGATGAATAACGCGCACAACGACACAAAGACAGAAACAGTTAACAGCAGGTTTAGAATGAATGCAATGCCCGAATGTCCTACATTTGCGGACGAAATGAATTCAACGGATGCGCTATACCACAATTTTACAAACATGTAATATCCTAAAAGCAGGACAAAGAACCCGACCGGATTAATCAGATTCAAACCTTTGTAGGAAATTAAATTATAAATCATTGCGCCGATTGCAAGTATCCACAAATAAAATCCAGGTTTTTTCCAAGATGGTTCATCCGGCACAGATTGCATAACACTATAAATGATACTATTATACATTGCATATATTTAAAATGCGTGAATTACCCATAACAAATGCAATGCCGCTAAAAAGTTTCCATGGCGGTTTTTTTACCGTGACAGTCGCGGCACAGCGCAACCAAATTGTCCACATTGTTGGAGCCGCCGTGTTCCAGGCGCACGATGTGGTCCACTTCATACCACGCGGGCAACTGGCGGTCGCAGTGCCCGCACTTCCACGACTGCTGCGCCGCCACGAACTTCTTCTTGGTTTCGCTCACGCTGCGCTTGGTGGCATTGTTGCGCCCGGACGACGTGATGCGCGCCTCCATTTGCGCCTGTTTAGCACCACCACCACCACCACCACCACCACCACCTGACTGTGTTCCCGAATCTGCTAAATTCTGGCCTTCCATTCCCTCCTGGAACAACGATTTCTTGTTTGCGAAATCCAGAAAGGGGGACAGCATGTCGGCCGATGACCGACTGATCGGCATGTATCGGATGATGTCGTTGGCGTGCGAAAGCATGGTGTGTGACTGTCCCGGGTTCTTTTTCAGGAAGATGTAGAGAGACAACCCCACAAATGCGAAGGTGCTCATCTTGATCTCTTTTTGCCAAGAGTGAAACACCTTCAGGTACTTGCCATCATAATACGTGTTGAACACGAGGAATGCGGTGATTCCAAACACAAACAACTCCAGTTTCATGACAGGGGTTATAGTTATAGCTTATACTAAGTGTGTATTACAATACAATGTCATTATTTTTTCAGTGGCAATCGCAATCATGCGATCGTACCGTACAACACATTGCCACCCATTCCCATACCCGGATGCGGGGTTGGAACCCGTTTCATTGATTTGGATCTGAATTGTGGGTGGTTCAAATGTAAGTTGAACCGAACCGTTCTTTTCTTTTTGATCACCGCGTCGCTGATTTGTCGCAGATGCTGCACAATGCGCGACACGTTCATGCGCTCGTGTCCGCGTGCGAACACCACGGTGCGGAAGAGGCTGCGGTAACGGCTCAGCATGTCGGCATGCGCGGCATCAGACATGATGAACATTTTGCGCGGCAGCATGAACATGATGTAAAACACGGACATCACCCCCCACACGTCCGTGTTGTAACGATACACATTGCTAAAATATTCATTCAACCGAAATTCACCTCTTGCGCGGTCACTGAAATGATGCAATATTTCAGCGTTGTAAGTGGAAACCGTGTCCATTAGCAATTCGGGAGTGGTTGCACCAAACATGGACTTGAATGTGTATTGCAGATAGTTAAATCCGCTGATGTCAAACAGTTCTGTGTATTTTTTGTAAATTGCGCCGGTGAATTCTTTCATTCGTTCCAGGGTCATGGTCGCGGTCGTGGCCATGGTCCTCAAATATTTTGAGTAAAGTTCGCATGTCTCGCGTGAAATGACCATCGTGGAAAAGGGACGGTTGAACGTGACCGGATTGTTCATAAAATGGCGCGCGGGAATCACTTGTTCGGGGGTGGTGACGCCAGCCAATCCCCAATCTATGATGCGACTGTGATTGTTTTCGTCAATCATGACGTTTTCGGATTTAAGATCGTTGTGAATGACCCCGAGCCGATTCATTGGCGCTATCGCGCGAATCAACAAATTTGAAACGTGGTCATTCAGTTTGCGCAGGCGACCCGCGTTGAACGGGGCCTGTTCTATCCACACTTTCAAATCAATTCCCAGGTCGGGCATGTTGATCATGCGCAGCTTGCTCAAATTGGCGTTGACATTGGCCGAATTTATGTTCAACGCATGCATGTTTGTGCAGACATCATCAAATTTGACGAGATCATGCGGTTCCAATGGGTCCGGTTCGCACAGCGTGGCATTCATGCTGAAATAATTTTGGTAATTCGGAATTTGTTTCAAGTGCTGTTTTATTTGATCATATTCTCTCATTTCGGATTCTGCACTTTCCTTCTGTTCCAGCTTGCTGATGTTGCCGTCATTGGGATTGCGAGGTTGGTGCGTGCATTTGAGCGCGGGCTTGAACACGCACCCTTGCGCCCCCGCAAACACCGGAATCCCTCCGAGTTGAATGTGGTGACGACGACGATTGATTCGTTTGCGACGACGGGTGAGCTTCATTCGCATGTATATAAATTCCACACTACACATTGCAATATATTTTAATATACCCCATTCATTTGTAATATAAATAATACATTGTTGTTGCAGCCGTCATTGAAACCATGGCATAAATTAATTTGCGACGATATTTGAATTCTTCGCGCAAGCGCACTTCTTTTGGTTTGTAATTGGAATAGTAGGCATTCACTGCATCTTGCAGCGACACTTCATCGCGATTCAAACGCAGGTTGATTTGATTGTGCAGAAAATGCACCCATTTTATGAAGGATTCGCGTTTGTCCAAATAAGGAGACACCGGGTACTTGTCCAACAATTCGCTAAACACATTCCCCATTTGGTGGTTCGGCAAAAACAACGGCAAATTTTGGATGAAATCGTAGTATTTTTTGATGGTGACATCGTTCGGTCTCTCGGGATACGTCACCGCCATGCTAAATAACACAAACCAATAGTGCGGCCCCCAAACCGCGGGATCCAGTGCAGTGGTGGCATCCCCGTTTTTATAAACCATGTTGGATTTCATGCCGGGTTTACAATTCTTAATTTTTACAATTAAACAATATAAAAAGAAGTGCAATCTAACACATAAACATAAAGCACCGGTGTCGTTAGAGGTTTAGAATTGCACATGCAGTCATTGAATGCATTGCAAGATGCGAAAAAAGAAGAAATGGAAACCAGGGCAGATAATAGAGAAATGCACGAAGAGGGGGGGGTATTCAAAGGCGTCGGTGCCCCACCCATAAAATCATCATTCGTGCATCACCAGTTTTCAAAAAAAAATGTATTTTGCAATAATTGTGGAAAAAACGGACACGTGATGCACACTTGCAAACATCCCATCATCAGCAACGGCATGATAGTGTTCAAGGACGGAGAAGAAGGCGCATCTTATTTGATGATCCGACGAAAAGACACGCTCGGATTTGTGGAATTCATTCGTGGCAAGTACCCCATTTACAATCAAACTTACGTGCAACGATTGATTGACGAGATGACGGTGGATGAAAAACACCGGTTAAAAACGCAAACATTTAGCGAGTTGTGGAAAAATGTGTGGGGAGATTATTTGAATTCAAAATACCAAAATGAAGAAGCGGTCTCGTGCGACCGATTCAACCTGTTGAAATCCGGCATAAAAACGAATCGCAACGGGAACAACTATTACACGCTTGAAATGCTCATTGCAAATTCAGGCACGCAGTGGACTGAACCGGAATGGGGATTTCCAAAAGGGCGTCGCAATTATCAAGAAAAAGACATTGATTGTGCTCTGCGTGAATTTTCGGAAGAAACGGGATACAATTCAAATGATTTGGTTGTAATTCAAAACATCATACCATATGAAGAAATATTCATGGGGTCCAATCTGAAAACATACAAACACAAGTACTTTGTTGCTTATTTGCCTTTGATTTCGTCAGCATCTTCGGCGTCTTCGTCAGCATCTTCGGCGGCGGTGTCTTCGGCGGCGGTGTCTTCGGCTGTGTTGTTGCATTCGGAATCATCTCATACTTTTCAAAAAACAGAAGTTAGCAAAATGTTATGGTTTTCGTATGATCAATGCATTCAACACATTCGTCCTTACAATTTAGAAAAAATCAACATTTTGCGCAATTTGAACAATGCTCTAATTGAATATCAGATAGCATGTTAGTGGTGCAAATTTGATAAATCACATAATTTATAATAATTTTATATTATAACTTAACTACATTGGATACTTAACTACATTGGATTTATATAACACAACACGCTGCCAACCCCGATGGAAGCATCAGATCACAACGTCAATGCCAATGCCAATGCCAATGCCAATGCCAATCCAGATCCAGATCCAAAAAAAAAATCCAAACAAGTGGTGCGGCATCCGCTTTTGCGCATGCACTCACAGCATGCGACACCAAATGCCGCATTGCAGTCCAACGAATTGATGGAATGGGCACAGGCACAGGCAGAGGAGGATGACGGCCTGCAGTTTTTGTACCCGACATTGAATGATCCCGAATTTGCACTCAACATTGCGCAGAGACGGGAATTCAATGACACCAAATACGACGTGGTCATTCCCCAGTCTCAAAAGCAGATGGAAACCGAGGCTGCCAAGCTGTGCGGGGCGGCTTTTGAGTTGGCTCCGCATCAGCTGTTTGTGCGCAATTTTTTGTCTGTGATGACGCCTTACAACAGCATGTTGCTGTATCACGGTCTCGGAACCGGCAAAACGTGCTCTGCCATCAGCGTGGCCGAAGAGATGCGCGACTACATGACCCAAGTTGGAACGGTCAAGAAAATACTGGTGGTGGCTTCAGTCAACGTGCAAGACAATTTTCGCAAACAGTTGTTTGATTTCAAGAAGCTGAAATTCAACCGAGTCACGCGCCAGTTCGTGATTCGCGGCTGCACGGGAACCAAGCTGTTGAAAGAAGTGGGAGCCAATGCGGAACTGACGGATTTGACCGATCGGAATGTGGAGAACGTGCGCGCAAGCATTGTGCAACGCATCACCCGGTTGATCAATGCGACGTATGAATTCATGGGTTACATTGAATTGGCCAATTTGGTGCATCGGATCACGACCTCAACAAAACTGGACGCAATTCGTGCCATCAAGCACGAGTTCAACAACCGGCTGCTCATCGTGGATGAAATTCACAACGTGCGCAGCGACGAAGAAGCCAAGGACGCCGTTAAGGACGCCGCTAAGGACGCCACTAAGGACGCCGCCAAGGACGCCAAGAAACGAACCAGCGTGGCAGAAGAATTGTATAAATTGGTGCGGTATGCCGACAATTTGCGACTGCTGCTGCTGTCCGGCACGCCCATGTACAACGACCCGCGCGAAATCGTGTGGCTGCTGAATTTGATGAACGTGAACGACCGTCGGGCCACCATTTCGGTCGGCGACGTGTTTGACCGCGACGGCAATTTGCTGCGCGTGGACGGACGCGAGGTGGGTGCCGAGCTGCTGCGCATCAAATCCACGGGCTACGTGTCAGTTGTTAAGGGGGAAAACCCATACATATTCCCTTACAGAATGCACCCGCGGGATTTTGCTCCCGCGCATTCCTTTTTGCTGAATCGGGACAAGTATCCCGCTCTGCAATTGAACGGAACCCGGATTCCGGATCCGCTGCAGAACCTGGACGTGTACTTGAATCCCGCGGGGACGTACCAGGAAGCGGTTTACAACTACATCATTGACCAAAAACGGCGGGACATATCGGCGGATGCCACGTCATTCGGGTCGTTTCTGCTGAAGCAGCCCATAGAAGCGCTCAACATGGTGTATCCCAGCGTGCAATTTGACAAGCTGGTGGAACGCGGCGGCATGAAAAAGAATGATGACAAAGAGGGAGAGGCGGCAGCAGCAGCAGCAGCAGCAGCAGCAGCAGCCCCGGTTGCACGCATGGACCTCAACGAACTACTGGGAGATGCGGGCCTGAGACGGGTCATGAAATACGAAGAGTCCGAAGACGGCGCGCGCATTTCCAATTTTGAATACAAGCCCAATGTGCTCTTGCAATATGGTCGCATTTTTTCGCGCGCGGAAATCGGCAAATATAGCAGCAAAATCGCCAGCATTTGCGAACAAACCGAAAAAGCCAACGGCATCGTCCTGATTTACAGCGAATACATTGGCGGCGGTGCGGTTCCAATTGCGCTGGCCCTGGAAGAGATGGGATTCACGCGCCACGACAGGGATGTGGGATCGCTGTTCAAAACCGCGCCGGTGTCGCAGCGCTTCGTCGGAGCCACAAAAAAGCCCGCAAAATACGCCATGTTCACCGGAGACAAGCAGCTGTCCCCGGACAATCGCGCCGAGCTGGAAGCGCTCACCACCGACAACGAGCACGGTCAGCGCATCAAGGTCGTCATCATTTCCAAGGCGGGCAGCGAGGGCATTGATTTCAAGAACGTGCGCCAGGTGCACATCATGGAGCCGTGGTACAACATGAACCGCATTGAGCAAATCATTGGTCGCGCCGTGCGCAACTGCAGCCACTCCGACCTCCCGTTTGTGGATCGCAATGTGCAGCTGTTTTTATATGGGACGCTGTTGCCTGGCAGCCCCGACATGGAAGCTGCCGACCTTTATGTGTATCGGCTGGCGGAAGCGAAGGCCGTCCAAATCGGTAAAGTGAGCCGCATTATCAAAGAAAATGCGGCGGACTGCTTGCTCAACATTGACCAAACCAAATTCAGCCAAGACGTCATTCGGCGGCACAATGGCGGCAGAGATGTCACCGTGCGCCAAGTGCTGGCGGACGGAACCGTGCTCAGTCAATATGCGGTGGGAGACCGCCCGTTTTCATTCGTGTGCGACTACCAGGCCAGTTGCGAGTACAAGTGCATGAATGACGGCGGCGGCGGCGTCGGCAAAATGCAGGTCAATGATGACACGTATTCGGAGCCCTTCGTTGTGATGAACGCGGACCGAATCCTGCAGCGCATTCGCGATTTGTTCAAGGTTCAGCATTTTTACACGCGGCGAACGCTGTTCAACCACTTGATGGGTCATTCGCGCGAGCAAGTGGATGTTGCCCTGACCCGCATGATCACTGACGACAGAGAGAATTTGGTGGACAAATACGGGCGCACCGGTCGTCTCATCAACGTGGGCGAATATTATCTGTTTCAACCATCGGAAATCACGGACCCGCGGATCAGCATTCACGAGCGCAGCGCTCCATTGCAGTTTAAGCGGGATCACGTGTCGTTTTCGCTGACCGACGGCACGCTGGAACGGCTGGCTGAAAAGCACGGATTCACAAAGCCCAAAGCACCACCATTGCCCGCACGACTCGTTGTGCAACCCGCGCAAATACAAGACATGAAGAAATCATACCATGAAATATTTGGATCCATGAATGTGAATGTGAAGCCGACCGACAAAAACACAAAACACTGGAACGAATTGTGTCGGTCAGTCATTCAGGAATTGAGTGTTGGTGTTGGTGTTGGTGTTGGTGTTGGTGTTGGTGTTGGTGTTGGTGCCGACCCCGCGTTGAAGCGATGCGTCGTGCATCATTTCGTGGAAGAGCTGCTGGTTTCGTCCTACGACAGTGGGATGCAGTACTTGAACGCACTGTATGCGGTTGAGCCGGACAACGAGTTTGACCGATTCGCGCGCGAATATTTTGACAGTCAGATACTAAAAAATCCGAAATATGCGGGTGAGGAAGGCATCCTCATGTTGAACATGCGGGAAACAACGGGCATGCAGCTAGTTATGCGAAAAAATGCGGCATCTGAATGGGCCGCCGCCAAATCTGCGGAGTTATGGCTGCCATACAAGGAATCCATTGCTGCCATGCTGCCGCACGAGTCAAAACTGTCCCACATCATCGGTTTCATTTCGGAATTTAAAGAAAAAAGCGGGGGAAGCTATGCCGTGTTTAAAATAAAATATGTGCAAGAAAAAGGGGTTGGCGCGAGGTGCGACCAAATATCGTCCAAACAGCGCCGCATCACCATCGTGAATCAAATCATGCACGGATTGTCTGACGCTGAACCGCCGATTTACACCATGGAAAACACGAAGGACCAAAACACCGCGCGATTCTGCGTTTTGCCGGAGATTCTGTTGCGCAGCTACGATCTATTGCGCAAAGATGGTAAGCACTGGTTTTTAACACCGGTGCAGGCAGTGCGCCAATCCAAAACACAATGAATCCGAATCCGAATCCGAATCCGCCAATTGTGTTTAAGCAAATAAAACTATAATAATATGAACATATAATAATCATATTATTATCATTATCTCTCAATTGCATGCACCAGCCACACCACCAACCACACCACCAGCCACACCACCAACCACATCACCAGCCACACCACCACCAGCCACACCACCAACCACATCACCATCAACAACGCCAACAACAGCAACTTGACACCGACATTTATGTTCCGACCATGGTGTCCAAGAGGGTGGTGCTGCCGTTCACCGCAATCGGACGCAACATCCGGAACGTGCTGGAACGGCATTTAGCGCACGAGCACGAAGGCAAGTGCAATGCAGAGGGGTTCGTGCGTCCTCGGTCTACCCAGTTGCTGGCGCACTCGTCCGGAGATTTGACCGACCATGCCGCGGTTGCATTTGAAGTCATGTACGAGTATCAAGCCTGCAACCCGGTGGAGGGCATGCTCATAACCTGTGTCGTGCAAAATGTCACGCAGGCCGGTCTTCAGGCACACATTGTGCCCGAACCCAGTCCGTTGATCATATTTGTGTCACGTGACCACAACTATTCAAACCCGCGGTTCGCCAAAATCAAAGCGGGGGATGAAATCGTGGTGCGCGTCATCGGGCAGCACTTTGAGCTGAATGATCCCGCCGTTTCGGTCATTGGGGAACTTGCGCGGCATGACAAATGAGAGAAATTCAAGCGCACGACCAATCAAATCGGTCAGGCAGGTGAGTCCGGTGGTAAACAATTTCCATCATTTGCATATTCATTCTCGCCGTTTAGTACATATGCCCATTGAAGTAACCCGATCAAAAGGCGACAACCATTTGAACAAGTGGTGATGTTTTGATAAAAAATATTAAATGTTAAATTATTTGGTGAATTGGTTTGAGACAGCCAGTACACTCCATCATACGAGTTGACATTCCAATATGGCAAATATTGTGCATATTTTTCATAAGGGAATGGATACTGTGGTGAAGTTTGAGGATATTGGATTTTATTATACTGATATTGAGGACTGACTGGCGTATTCTGTCGCCACCATTCTTCCGTTGAAACACCGTACAATGTGGAATTGGTCGGATGTTCGGTGTTTCCTTTAAAATAATGGTAACATTGCACTAGCTGATTCGTTAATGATTGTGTGTCAGCATGTTGCCATGATACTATTATGTTTTTTCCTCGCAAACTTGTGTTTGTAAATATGTTTATTGCAGTCGTGGCATCATATGGTTGTGCACAATTTGCATAAGAAAATGTGTACACTGGAATGTTCAACAACCATGCACTAAATGTTAATGTTTGCTGCATTCGGATTGACACATTCCCATTGATATTTATGTCCATTTTCTCATTTGGTATCACAATGGCTGTTATGGGAAAGCCATTGGATCCCAAATTATTAATAAATTGTGGAAGGTGAATGGAACGATAAATGCCATTGCAGTCCGCAGCATAATACGTGTTCTCATTTGTTGGCGTAACAAAATTATCTAATAATTTTTCAACATGGCGAATGATGAAAATGTTGGAAGGACCCATGGGATCATTCAAATAATTATTGGGATTTGTTAGTTGTAACAAATTATTTTGAATGTACATTGGTGTAAATGTTTTTTGATAGGTCTGATACACGCTGTACACAATGTCTTCATTCGTAAAGGAATTATTTCTTCTCACGTTGGATTTTGTCAACGTGGTTGTGGTTCCATCCGGAAATTTGTTTATGGGACAACCATTGTTGCATTCAGGTCTCGGTTGTGGGGTTATATTCATGTTAAACAAATAATTGGACATTTTGAAATTATCGTGTATATATTGTGTATTAATGGTGCATTATAATATATATTTATTTTATTTCATGCAATACCCAATAAATGTTAATTCAAAAAATTGAATTAAAATTACAGTGAAATGAATTAGGTAGTTAAGACCCTAACACGAACCGAACCAACCATGACGAAATCATTACCCACGTGTGCCATAAATTCGCTGTATCATGCAACCCGCATTCGTCGTAAATTGTGCATTCCGTTTTCTGCCATAACCGATTTCAGCTGCGTGGAGGCCCATTTGACGCAAGTCATTTCCAATGAAATGGATGGCCGCTGCATTGCCGAAGGGTTTGTCAAACCGGGTTCGTGCTTCGTTCAATCTTATTCCAACGGCACCTTTGCGGCCGGAAACATACGATTTGATTTGGAGATTGAGTGCATGCTGTGCTGCCCCAAAGAGGGCACTGTCATGAATTGCATTGCAAAAACGGTGACCCAAGCCGGCATTCGGGCGCACGCATTTGACCATCTCCGCGAACCGTCTCCCGTTGTCATTTACATTTCACGCGAAATGCACGATGCCTCCTCTGCCACCACCACCACCACGCGGATAATCGCAAATCACATGTCAATGGATTCAATCAAACCGGGGGACGTGATTCAAGTTAGGGTGGTTGGAAAACGGTTTGATTTGAACGACAAATACGTGTCAATAATTGGCGAAT